AGAATTAGTTGCGATAATCGTATTAGTACCGCCCAGGTCAAGCCCTGTAGTAGTAAATGAACCTAGCGTTGTTGTTGTTCCACTAACTGTAGACTTAAAGTCAATTGTTCCAAAATCTCCTTCAAGACCGGATGTCTCGAAAATAATGTTCGATGACCCGGATGTTGATAATGTAAGATCGCCTGATGCTGCAGCTATTGTTTTATTTGTCCCACCAGTAAACTGCATCTGAGTGGTTCCATTATCCTTAAAAAATATATCACCACCGTCAGCATCAAGAATAATATCTGTTGAGGCATCTAATGTGAGATCGCCTGATGCTGCAGCTATTGAATAGCCACCTGAGGCAGAAAGAGTGCCGCCCAAAAAAGTAGCAGTCCCAAGAACAGTGGCTCCAGTCACAGTAAGATTTGATGCAGCTGTAATAGTTGCTCCTTCTGCATTAAAAGTATTTGCTGCAGACTGTGTTACAAGAGTAGTGCCTGTTGCTGTTAAATCATACAAACGCTTAAAGTTTGCTAGAGAATTTTGATTTACAAAAGGACTGCTTGTAGAAAATCCACAAACAATGCCTGAATTTTGGTCTCCAGACCCACCAAGATAGCCGACTACGTCTACATTGGGAGAGCCTGTTGATGCAGATACTAGTTTGCCTGTTGCTGTTTGATTTGCTGCTAGTAGAGTCGTAGTTCCTGACTGAACTAAATCTGCTTCTATTTTTATTTCATAAGTTCCAGCGGCACTAAAGTGTGTGCTTCCTGCGAGAGTAAATGACGCTTTTACATACTTTCTTATGCCTGTTGAACTATTAGCACTATAGGGAACTACTAAAAGCGCTCCTGAAGAGGAGGTAGCGAGTCTTGCAAAATAACGAAGAGTTCCTGAACCCGAATCTTCTGTAATAAAAGGTATTTGTGTTGCACTGAGTCCTGCAGCTTCCGCTGCAAAAGAGAAAGTGACTTCCTGAGTCGTTGTAGTAGAATCTTTAGTTATAGACACTCGCACTCTTAGACTAGCGCCGGTCAGCAAAGCGGCTACTGAAGTAAGGCCATCTGCACTAATAGCAAATAGCGAGTTTGCGTCTACTAAACTATCATCAAGAGATACTTGGGCTTCTAAGACTGCTGCTTGATTTGCACTTGCAGTTGTAAATGTTATTTTTGAGTTTACATCTGAGCCAGAAGCATTTGTTAAGGTGCCTCCTACCGTTGAGACCCCGCTGTTGGTTGCAGTCGAAATTTGAGTAAGAGCCACGCCTCCAAAAGGGTTTTCATCAGAGCTAGTAAAAATTACATGGCCGTCATTGTCAAGAATAACTGTTGTACTAACTTCTAAACTGCCGTCAGCGTTAACTGTTATTGCTTCAAGTACTAAGTCTGCATCAGTAAAATTTTGAAACCGATAACTACCGTCCGAGTCTTTTCTTGCTTTTGCGAGTATCGCATCTTTGTTAAAGTCAGGTCTAAAGGTAAGTCTTCGACCCGTTATCGAAGAAATTGCAGTAGAAAAAGATTTATCAATTATAATTTCGGTGTCAGAAACAACTACAAGCACTTTTGCAGCATCTCCTGATGATGGAGTAGCACTATTACTTAAATTTAAAATATCTCCAACAACAACAGTACTACTAAATCCTGAGCCTGTTACTTTATTAGTGTTAGCTGCAATAGAAACAGTACCTATAGATGTAAACTCGAGAGTTGTAGTCTGTCCGTTTCCAGTATCATAATAATAATTTACGTCCTTTAAAGGCCTGATGTAATCAGCTGATGCTTTTCTCATTAGTCTTAAAAACCCTGAGTTATTGGCGGCCTCTGAGTGGTCTAAGTATAGATAATAGTCTGTTAATGGTATAAAATTAAAACTTTTATTGAATTGAGCAGGAGTTATCTGACCGTCTTCGGTACCTTTAGACTGTATTGTATACGTTGACGATTTAAACTTAAATTGAGTATTTGCTGAATCAAATATAAGAGGTTCTGTACTTCTTGCACCTTCTGGAACTCCCTGTAGTCTTTTAACATTTGGTGGAAGACTATTATCAATCGTATAATTAAAATGTATAAATTGAGAATATGTGCCACTATTTGATTGTACTCTAGCACTAAATTTATACTGTCCTTCAGAAGGTATACTTATAGAGGCAAAGCCTCCTATTGCTTTCTTTACTATAGGAGATTCTATACCAGGAATGGTATGACTAATTTGAACATTTTTTATAAACTGTTTGCTTGTTTCATCAACCTCCCAGTACAGTCGTAGTTCTTGATTTCCTGCACTATCAACGTTAGGGGCTGCATAAAAGTTTTTAAGAGGAGGAACAACTTTAGGCTCGGAAGGGAATACTGTAGGAGGAACAACTCCTAAAGAGTAATCTTTGTCAACTACATCATATTTTTCGTTAAAGTGCTCAACTGCACTAATACTATAGATACCTTTTTCTTCTTCTTGTATATTAAGTATCTTGTATAGCTTTGAAGAAGCCGTTGTTAGCAGCCCTCCCTCTGTCTCTTGTAAAGCCCATATAGTTTCAGTAGTTGGATTAGTATTAAAATTGCCACTAGCAAGAACTACTTGTGTAGCTGCGCTGTTTGGATTTGTAACTGCATATTCATCTGTATATGTATGCTCTGACCATTTTACAGGTATCATTGTACCCCCACCTGTAGTAGTAAAAGCATTCGATGCTAGTTCCTCTGTTGTTAGTGCAACAAAGCTCCACGAACCACTTGTAAATACCCACGCATTTGTAACTCTTTCTCCTTTTGAATACGTTACATCGGCAGCTCCACCTCCAGGAACTACAGTAATGTCGTCTACTCCTGCATAAAAAGCCGCAGATGCAGTAATTAAAGTATATAATTTATATACAGCGGCTGAATTAAAAGGCACGCTTCTATCAAACACTAGAGTATTATTGTTGCTTACTGATTTTACTCTACCACTAAACATTTTACCAGCACGATCAGCATCTTGTATATTTATTACATCTCCTGGCAGCAAAAATGCTCCAGTCAAAGAAGTTTTAAAGTTAATAATTTCTACTTGATTTTGGGCTGTAAATAACTTCCACTTGCCAAAACGTATTGCTTGAGATTCAGAAGTACAACCAAAAGCAACAACTTTATTTCTATTTATTTTATTTGCAGAAATAATTGCATTTCTATCTTCAACAATAATAGGGGTTTGCTTATAGTTTGCCTCGGGATTTGTAAAAGAAACAACAACTTGATTTGCTCTTGTTTTTGTACCAGAAGACTCATAGTTAAAAGTGCCTTCAATTATATTGCCTTTAGTAAAGCTATATACAGGATCTGACGGAGCATCGAGAACTGTTGTTAACTTACCATCCATCCAATAAAGCATAGAAGTAAATAAAGAAGCCATATCTTTTAAAACTTTATAGGCTTCTGTTGGTTTTGTTAAAAATAAATTCATTCTAAAGCGCGGCTCAACAGGCTCTATTTTTCCTCCAGAACCTGTAATAGCAACACCATTATATGTAAATATAGTACCAACATTAGCATCAGCAGATCCTATTCCTGTCCAATTCACACTACCGGCTGTTGATATACGTTGTACGTCTCCTTTCCTCATAGTACTTGGATCAAGAATATTTCCTATTGGAATTAATTCATCACAATATCTTGAAATTCTATATAAAGCATATAAATCAACGTCACGAGGTTCTATATAGTTACCAAGACCATATCGTTTGGACGTTAAAAGATCTAAAAAAATCCAAGCAGGATTATCTGTATAATGCAAAACACTACTCATTGTTCCGTCCCAAAAGCCTTCATACTTAGCAATTCGAGTATCTGTTGCATCTTCTCGTGTAGTGTAGGATGTTGGTATTTGTACTTTTAAACCGCCCAATAAATAGCTTCTCTTTGGGATTGAGGGAAATTGTTGAGAATTAAAAAGAGTTCTAATTACTGATGTATGCGGGTATCTAAATCTTTCATTCAAAATAGACCTATAGTTTCCTACAAAAGAAACACCTCTTCCAGGATGAGTATATGGTTCTGCACTACTTCCATTATTCTGTGCATGTGCTGTTACGCCTCTACCGGAGTTTCTAGTAAGTCTTATTATGCGAATTTGAAAATCTGTAAATTGTGCAGAATCATCAATAAAATCAATAGCAATACTAAAGGTTAGAGAAGAAGTATTATCTCCTCTATGTCTAATTGACTTCACAATATGATTTGAGTCATCTTCTGAAATATTTTTCCAGTCACCATAAACTCCGTCTTTGTAAAGTTTTCTAATATCTATTCTATAAAAAGCAAAATTAGAAGTATTTTTTCCTTGTATTGTATCTGTTGTAACTAAGCCTTGAGGATATGCTATATCAAAAACAACTTGATCTAAATAATCTAGATTAGCTTGACTTAAATTAAACTGAGCTTTTGTAAGAATAGTAGGCGCAGAGGCTGTATCTGCTGCGCCAGAGGGATAAAAATCGGTAGAAGCTTGACCACCAGACGGGAAAGACGTTATATTACTATTAGCATCATTTGTTATTGCTGTTCTTCCTGTAGTGCTTAGCTGTTTTAGTTCAATAGAACTTCCTGTTCCTGTAATAGAGACAGAGCCCCCAGGAAAATCATTGAATACTGAAGGTTGATTCCAGCTACCGTCTCTAAACTGCACGTTTGTTCCATCATGCATTTTTGTTGGTTTATCGGTTACAGCTGTGCTTGTAGAACTAAAGTCTTCGTCTACCTGTTCCTGGTCTAATATTTTAAATGAATATTTATAGCTTGTTCCAGGATCATATGCTGAATGAATATTTTCTTCAAAAGTTACTACTAAATTACCGTCTGTTACCGCTGTACTTGCTATCTTGAATGTTTTTTGTATTAGCAACACACTCAAAGTATAGTTGGTATTTGAAGGGTCAAGATCCTCGAAAGAGTGATGGCTTGGAAAGAAAGTTGTACTATCTCCGTTTACATTCAGATATTTAGTATTTCCATATGCGGCTATACTTCTACTCGAATTAGTTAAAATTGCTCTAACATCATTTTTTCCTTGTGTTTCCCAAGTACTATTGCTAAAATTAGGTTCACCTGTTGAAAAAGCTCCGCTTTTTACAAGTGCATAATGCCCTATATATTCATCATAGTCATTCTTATAAGCGTCATTTGCAAGTGTGCTCTCCGTTTTATCGTCTCTATACACTGGATTAATAGTTTGATATCTCCAGTTGTGAAGTTGAATTTTTCTATTTGAACCATCGAAACCTTCTGGCAAGGGAAACTTAGTACCTGAAACAGTACCAACAGATACGCCGCCCACAAGAGCAATAGTCATTTGTCCTTCGATATCCAGTCCAGTAGTTTCACTGCCTGTAAGTACAGGCGCTGATGCATCCTCTGATAGAGCAACATTATTAAAAAATACAGAAGCTTTTCCATTTATTAATCCACGAATTGGACCTTCACAAAGTAAATCTGTGACACTCGCATATTGAAAATTTTCTCCGCTTGTTACATATCCTAATTTTAATGATTCTTCTGCCACTTTATTCTCCTAATATACTTTTGTTTCTGTCTGTGATCCATCATTATCTACAAAAGTTATTATATCTGTAGGTAAATTATGTATTTGTTGGGGCAAAACTGTTGCAAAACTTATTGGTTGTCCCGGTATTCTTAACTCTCCATAAAGAACAGGAATTGGAAAACCTTCCTCTATATTATGTTCGGACCCTTGAAATAGATAGCTTGTATCTTCTTGCGGAGTGTTTCTATTGTCAACTGAAGGATCTGGCGCTAAAAGTTCTGCAATTCCTGTCATACTTAGCTGTAGACCCGCACTAAATCCTATTGTTGCTCCTATCTTTGCTAGATTTGCCATTGTACCCGTTGCTGGCCCGAAAGCTGTGCCCATCGTATAATACATAATTACAGCGCCTACTATTATTTTTATTACACTTTTTAGTGCATCTCCATCAGATCCGATTGGAACCGCAGAAAATATTATATCGCCTTCTTCTTGAGTCATAAGAAGCTCTGTTTCATCTAAATAACTATCGGCACATTGTATAGTAAAACCTACATTTTTACTCTCACTCTCTAGTAAATATCTCCTAAAATCAGGAAAATTGCAATCAAGACATTTAATTACGTCTGTGGGCCTTTTTGCAAAAATAGAAAACTGTGTTCCAAATTTAGAACCAAGCTCTCCTTCAAGATAAACTGTTCTCATCATACCTGTATGCTCCTACTAAGTGTTTTATCCAAAATGGATATAAGTTCTCTCTACAAGAAAGTCTATTTCTTGCATGATGAAAGAAGACGTCTCTTCCTAAAAATACTCCGCAGTGGTCTGGCACTTTTGCTCCCAACTGAAAAATTAAAATGTCATTTTTTTGAAAGTCAGATACTGGTACTGCACCCCATTGAGCTATAATTTCGTCGGTAAAATAGTTTAAATCTTTTTCGTACCAACGGTCTTCAAAAGCAGCTCGTGGTGCTATAGTTATATTTTGAGACGCTAAAAAATCTTTTGTCGCTTCAAAACAATCTGTAACTCCAAACTCATATTCTCTGCCAATTAAAGGATTTTGTAAAAGCTTTGGTTGAACAATATTTAAGTCCATCTCAGGATATTTAAAGATATAGTATGGAATACCCAAAGCATTACAGCTATTTATATCATTTGTACTAGGAGTATTATCAGTTTCAATGTGATTGTGAACAATTCCAATAATATCTGCTTTACTTTTTATTTTAAAATATTGAGTTGAGTCTATTATAAAATTATTTAGTCCTTCATATATGTTATTACAAGGAAACCATTGTTTTTTTCCTTTTACAACTCCAATAATTCCACAACCTTCTTTTGGATATTCTTTCTCAAAATGCTCATAAATTTCATTAATCATCTAAACTTTTCTACTCCAGGAAAACCGCCAAAAGGTAGAGAAGGATTTTGTCTATCTGCTTGTGCGAATCGAGTTTTACAAGAACTTATAAGTTTTCCACAGTAGTCTGTTCTTAACCAGTATGATGGATGTGTTAAAGGAGATTTATTAGTGCCTGCAATAGTTGCTTGAAATATTCTTTTGTAATCATTTGTTCCGTGAACGCTTGTTAATATAAACACTTTTTCACCTACTGCATATGCTTGACTTGCAGACCATGCAGCAACTGCCTGATTGCTAACCCCGCCGCTGGTTAGTGTAATTTCATTATTATCTATATCAAAAAATTTACCGTTTGATGGATTTAATTGCCAGTTGCAGCCTCCTACTCCTTTTGTTAAAAATGCTTGATACTCCCAGTTACAGTATTTTCCTATAATTTCTCTATGTGGCACCTTAATTCCTTCTACGTCAAAAGGACTCGCACATTCAAAAGATACAAAAATATTATTCTCAGCAGCAACTCTATCAAGAATATAC